ATGATGAATAAAATTATAGGAGCGGCTGTATTGCTGCTTTGTTTTTGCAGTTGTGTGAAGGATAATGATGCGATATATTATCCTGTGGGTAATGTGGATATTGAAAAAGGCGGTCCGGCTCTGGAAGTAGGATCTAATAGTATTTTGGTGGCTGAGAGCTATAATGAAGAGGATTATGTATTGGATACGCTTGCGCAGTATCCGGGTGATCCGACTCTTGGCAAGCTGACGTTTATGATTAATCTGAAAAATCAGTCGGGAACCCGGGAGGTTGCAGAGTTCAATGGTGTAGGTAAATCCGTATTGACTATGAGCCTCGGTTACAAAGACGGTAATTATCCGGTAGAAAGCCAGATTCCTGTTTATACTTCCGCAGATGCTACTGCTAGTTATGCCATTAAACTTCGTTTAAAGGGAGAGTTAACTTTAACCGACGATGAATGGATGATTGATTATGTTTATGCTCAACTGGCCGGTTTATTCCAGCCTTATCCGCCAGCGTCTTTCCCGGAAGTCTTTATGTGTAAAGGAGGGGAACAGTCTTTTGCTACTTTTGATTCATTTCGCAGGACCTGGACATTTGATATAACTTATGATCATTCCGAGCTTTCTTTTAGTCAATTATACTTTAACTTATTTGTTAATCTGGCTGGGCAAAAGCGGGAAGACAGAATCCGGCTGAGGATAGATAAAGATTCCTACTTTAAGATATATAAAATAAAAGAGGAAATGTAGTTTAACTACATTTCCTCTTTTATTTAGTAGTGGGTACGAGAATCGAACTCGTATTACATGCGTGAGAGGCGTTTTTGTACACCACCTAAAACGCTTATAACTAATATCTTATAATATTTATAAAATCTATTTGCACCGAATTTGCATTAAAAAACGGTACTCATGCCCTTTCTTATAAATATCACCTCTTATATTTCATCTTTATCAAAGAACGTTTTCAATACAAAGTTAATCAATCAATCAGAAATAGCAAATATTATTTGTTTGAATTTAAGCTATCTGTTTCTAGTTTATCCGGCTAGTAGTAAAAGTACTATTATGATTCAAAGCAATGATTCAGATAATAAACATGTCGTAGAAGTTGTTTTTACTTTGAAACGAGTAATCACAAGGCAAAATAAAAATATCATCGACGTGTCTCGAACATTTGAGGTTAATGGGGAACGTATTTATCTCGATCATATTTCGCCTAGTGTATGGCGCAATACTTTAGATAATCCCGACATATTCCGATTGGTAGAGTTATTCGCCATGGGCGATCTTAATATAGGGAAGCATACTACAAACGGAACCAAAGATAGAAAATGCCTTGCTAAATTGGTCGAGTTTGTCCGGTGTAAGTTGAGATTTCATAAGTTGTATCTCAATATCAAGCCTTTCAAGTTGCGTCGAAAGTATTAGCTCTTGCGCTTTGAATGCGCCACGTGACGAAAATTCATGCAAGCCGGAATTTATAGCGACAGTAAATCCGCTCGGACGCGAAAATCTGTGCTTTATATCTATAAATTGCATCTTTTCAAGTTGTCGTAAAACCATGTCGCATTCGTCGCCAGTTATATTGTGCTCTTTTAAATCGCTAACATACAAATCTGTTAGTGATTCGTTGGAAGCAACTAACATCGCTACTATAATATCTTTTTTCTCTATTGTAATCATGTTTTTTAAGTGTATTGTTATGAAATCAAACTTTAAATTCTTATTATTGATTAGTTACCTTACTACAATTATATATTTGTTGGTTCAGATATTAAATGTTATACAAAAATAGCTCTGTATCTTTTTATTATGTTATCTTGTAACTTCTTCCATCTTCTTTATTTTTGAAGAAATGATTATTAGTTCATTCGATTAATGAGTTTATTATTCGTAATATTCTGGATTTACATCTAATCTAAAAGCATTCGAATTAATTTCCATTTGATTAATTTTGATATCAGGATTTACTTCTTTTGCTATTTGGATTATTTCATCCTTCTCTTTTTTATCTATATTAACACCAAGATAAACGAATTCAAAACACTCCCTTCCTATCTTGGGGTAAGCCCGCATATCCTTCCAGTCAATAATTTCGTTTTCATCTTTTGGTTTATATGGTAAAGCCATACACATTGGGAATGGCTTCGAAATAAATAGACGAATCTCCTGTTCATGCTCCCAATCTTTTCCTTTTGTACATATTTGATAAAAAAAATCCGCTTCACCTCGAAAATAATCGGGCTTGTCAATAATATCACGATATTGAACCTCAATACCATATTTGGTAACCATTAACCCATGTGATGTATTGAGATATTTTGCAACTTTTTCCATATTTAAGCCAATACATACACCTTTATGACTGTTGTAGTAACTCCACATTAATAATGAATCAAAAACTTTCGATAAGCAGCATATCCAAGTATTTTCTCTATATCTTATATATCGATTTGACTCAACTTCTTCAATAATATTAGGTGGCCATGCTTTGCACATTTCAAGGGGAACTTTAGAGAAATCTATTAAGCTCGGATGAGAATCGAAAGGGTCATTAAATTTAGTCGCATTAGTATATTGGAGATTGCTATTTGAAAGCATCTTTTTTGCGCCATCAATATCCAGATATTTATAGAGTATTGGGTATTCTGATTGACTTTTATTCATATTTGTAAGTCTATTATTATTTATCTCGGAAAATACAGTACTATTATAACTACGCCGATGACACTACACATTTACATCTACTATTTGAATTTTTTATTCATAAAATATATCTGATTTAACCTTATCAAAACAAGATTGAAAATCCTGTTTCTTAAAATCATCTAAAGAACATACAGATGAAAGTGAGAAGCAAGGGCACATAGTAGTTATAGGAGTTTTGACAAAAGCACTATTATTCGTTATCTGCATTTTCATTTCTCTTTCTAATTGATTCATTATATGTCCTTTATAGCTTTGACGTAATTGTATGTAATAATATTTGATGTTTTTATATATTTCTTTAGCATAATCTATAACTTCTTCTTCGCTAGGCAGATATCCTTTGTGAACTACTTGATTTCTAAATTTTACATATCTATTATCCAAAAGTTCTGGAAGTTGTTTATACACATAACTATATAAAAATAAAAATGCTCCTAATTGCCTTTCTGATTGATTTGATATCTGCTTATATAGTTTTTCAAAATCATCAAAAGATAATCCATTACCTGTCGATAAGATTTTTATAGCAAACTCATAAAATCTCTCAAGAGATGCGGTTAAAGAGAGAACGGCTTCTAAATAATATTTATCATTTATAGCACATAGTCCAGATTCAAAAAGTATCTCAAATTTAAATGCTTGCAACAAAACTAAATTATCATGTTGGTGTTTGCATCTAAAATGATATAAAGTACTTTCTTGCAAAATAATTTTTTCAAAAAGATTACTCTCGGATAGATACCCTTTATGAAAACATTGCTGACATATTACTTTTATTTTCATAATATTATTTATAAGTTTTATAATTAAATTACACTTCTATATCCCTATTCTGCTAATAAAAAAGAAATAAAAAGTATTAGTTTTTCATATTATTTCATTTTTATATTTTAAATCCAAGCCTTTACGCTTACCACACCGACGACTAATGCCCAGTCATATATTTCATTAACCGGAACATCATACGGTTTGAATCCTTCTTCGTTATTAAAAGGAACGCATTTAATATAACCCTCTTTATCAGACTCTTCGATTTTTTTTATCATTATTCCATCATAGGTTGCCAATGCATATACTTCACCCCAACGCACATGAGAGCGACTTGTTACAATTCGACAACCAACAATATCCCGATCGTTAATACTTCGTTCTGGAACGTTTCTATTAATCATGCTACGACCTCCGGCGCGGATCGTAAAATCACAACCGGGCATATCGGGGATAATGAAGCGTTCGCAATCCCCTTTCGTTATTGCAGAGTTAAAGCCATTTGGTAGACCACAAGAGGCGGTAACTACGTCTATATGTGGAATGGCTTTACCCTTTAAATCCTCATAGTGCATGATATATTTTTCATCACTATCGTTTGATACTTTAGAGTTCTCTAAAGAATCGTCTACCCCACTAATAAGCCATCCCACATTAACACCTAGATAATCGGCTAGGATATTAATATTACCTATATTAGGCTTCGTTCCGTTTAGATAGTTCATAACTGACACCTTCGATACCTTTGTGTCTCTTCCAATAGCATAAGGAGTAACTCCCTTATTCTCAATAGCAATCTTTAATCTATCTTTAAATTCCATAAGCACCAATAGTTAATAAATGTTTTATAGGAAATAATTATTTCCTATTTTCTTTTATGGGTAATAATAATATCCTGTCTTTGTCGCATCAAAGTTAATCAATCAATCAAGAACTAACAAATAAAAGTATAGAATTATGAAAGCAGGAATGATCGGAGACGTAGAATTTAAAAAAGCAGGAAGCGAAACAGTATGTTGTGTTAGCTTGATTAATACAACAGCCGGACAAAGATTCTTAGCGTGTACACTTTCTAGTAGCAAGACTTTCAAAACGTTCAAAGGCGCGGAGAAGTTTATGAACTCATTCGGTTATCAAAAGATTTAATATTAATCCGTAGCCCTTCGGGGCTATTAAAACCACTCTGGGAGATTTTTCGCTATAACATATACTATTAAAGAAATGAATGATAATGAGAAGAATACATATGTCAATATGTCAAAAAATAAAAAGGTTTTTGACTTGCCTTTTAAAGAAGTGGGATCGGTATTGGCACCGGAGACTATATTTTGTAACCGTTTATAATCTTCCAGTTGGCGGCGTTTTGACTGGAAAATATCATAGTATAGCGCGATTGCTACGCTTAGAATGCCCAGTGTTAGCGATATTACGGTCAAAACAAAAAGGACGCGTACCGGGTAAAATTCGCGGCTATTATTGGATAATGCTACTAAAGCCCCCAGAAGACCAGCCCCCGCAATTAATATATTATAAAACCACGTTGAGCGAGTTTTTAAATATTGCTCCTTGGACTGAATGTACTTTTTAGCGGCGTTAATCGCTTTTGGATTCTTTGTATTATTCATCTCTTTTTTTATGCAAAGCTAATAAAATAAATATTACGACAATGAACACAACACCAATTAAACCGACACTGCAAGCGATGGAAGTAGGGCGACAAACCTACTTCCCCCGCAACCGCAGAAAATCAGTAAGAACGACCGCATCCGATTTAAAAACCGATGAAGGAAAGATTTTTAAAACTTGGATCGACGGAGATAACATTTATGTTGAACGCAAAGAATAGTACGACAATGGGACGAACTAGAGTAACCGGAAAAGTTGAGCCAATAGTAAAGAAGTGGCTTAGTAAAGATGAAGCAAAATCCTATATAGGATGCTCGGATGATTTTTTGAGAACGTTACGGGAAAAAGCTCTCATTTCTTTTTCTCAATTTGGAAAAATGATCTGGTACGATTTATCGAGTATAGATAGATTCATACAGAGTAATAAGGTAGTATAAAACAAACACCATGCTAACACTAAAACAAAGTCCCGCCGCTATTATCTTAATGCTTTCAGCGTGCAGCCTTGCAGAAGGCGAGCCGGAGTCGGGCAAATTAATTATTGCACTATTGATCGTATTTATTACGGTTATCTATGTGCTAGTCTGTAACTATCTAAACACGAAACGACATGGCGGCGAATCCTCAATGTATCGGTAATTGTCGAATTTGTACGGTTCTTGGCGCGTGCCCTTCTGATACTCTAGTTTGCGAAGATTGCGGCGAAGAGATAGAACCGGGCGAAGAGATAGAATTAGAGGTCGAAACGTACGAACGTGGCAGACATGGCACAAAGATAATCACTGTTTGCGCTTGTTGTTACGAATCGCTTTATCAGGGAGAAAGAGATAACTTTTAATAAAATAATAAAACCTTCCGGTGTATTAGGCAACCGCACAAAGAATATGAGTACAAATAATAATTCAAAAGGTAGTGAAATTGGTTTTTGCGGGCTTCTTACTATTGTTTTCATTGTATTGAAACTCACAAATTACATTAATTGGTCTTGGTGGTGGGTAACGTCTCCCTTATGGATTCCTGTAACTGCTTTGCTAACTATAATCCTTCTCGTTTCCATACTGAAAGCGATGTTTAAATAACCAAACAACACGATAATGACACATTGGAAAACTCAATTTAATTACGACTATCTAGGCGCTTACAGCCTACCGGATGGGAAAGATATAATCCTCACTATCCGCGAAACGAAAAAAGAGCAGATAGTCGGCGCGTCTGGAAAGAAAGAAGAATGTTTCGTCGCTTATTTCCTCGAAAATGTGAAACCGATGATCCTCAACCGGACGAACTGCAAAACATTGACGAAAATTTTCAAGAATCCGAATTTTGAGTCATGGATAAACAAGCAAATCCAAATCGGAGCGGTATTAGTTGACGCTTTCGGCGAAAAGGTTGATTCGCTTCGTATTCGTCCTTTTCTTCCGAAAGTAGAAAACTCATTGCCTACTGTTGAGACAGGATCGGCAATCTGGAAAAATATCCTCGATGGTCTGGCAGGTGGTTTTACGGTCGCACAGGTACAGACGAAATATAAACTAACTAAAGAACAAATCAAAGAATTAGTAGCACATGAAATCAAGTGAACAAAAAGAAATCGAATGGAAGGAAAAGAGACGGGGCAAAATAACCGCCTCTACGCTTCCCGATCTGATGAAAGCGGGTAAAGGTTGTCCCTTTGGTAAAGGTGCGTTAGACGCGATGTATTTAGTACGATACGAGCGGAGAACCGGGACGATGCGAGAAAGTGGAAGTAACAAGGCGTTTGATTGGGGACATGAAAACGAACCGCTAGCGGTCGAATGGGTACGGAGCCAGTTAATGAACGAGATCAAGTCGTGTACAACCGATTTTAAGGACATTGTTTTCAATGAACCGTTTGAAGGATTCGGAGATTCACCGGATTTCTATGTGTACGGATTTGACGGGAAAGTTATCGCTCTGGGTGGGATCAAGTGCCCGATGTCGCAAGGAAAGATCGAATCGCTGCAGTTCGGAAATACCATCGACGAAAAAGACGAATATTATTGGCAATTCCTCGGACATTTTCTAGGGCGTCCGGACGTAGACAAGTTGTATTATGTCATTTATGACGGCTATGTAAACGACGGTCGAATACTCGAAATGAATCGAGCCGATCACGTGGAGAATATAAAGAAACTCTATGATCGAATCCGGTTGGCTAGCGAGATGATAGACGAATCTATCCGTTCCGGTCTGGACTTGCTTGATTGTGTCGATAAGGCAAAAGAGGTTTTAAAATTAAAGATGCAGATCGAGGCGTTAAAGCCGGAAGCGAAAAACAGTGTTCCGGTTAAAAATCAGATTTATAAGATACGGAAGGAATTAAAGAAACTGACGAAGAAAGTACCGTCACAACACTAACACAACACGATTAATCACATTTTTATAAACACTTTAATAAACACAAAATTATGCACACTTGGTTTTTATGTAAAATCCGTTACGAGAAAGTAATGGAAAACGGAATGCAAAAGAAGGTAACCGAACCGTATTTGGTCGATGCGCTAAGTTTTACCGAAGCAGAAGCACGAATAATCGAAGAAGTAACGCCGTTTATCTCCGGTGAGTTCACAGTGTCCGACATTTCCCGCGCACATTATAGCGAGATATTTACGAGCGAAGAGGATTCCGCCGATAAATGGTTTGCTGGGCGACTCGCTTTCATTACGCTTGATGAGAAAAGCAGCAAGGAGAAACGGACTTATACAAACGTACTCATACAGGCGGCGGACATTCACGACGCAATGAAGAAACTCGACGAAGGTATGAAAGGAACGATGGCGGATTATTCTTCGATTCTTCTCAAAGAAACGGCGATTGTAGACGTTTATCCGTATGAAGCTAAAAAATAAATACTTTACCAAATAATATTACTAACCAATAATGCCGCCGAAAAGGACGGTGTGAGGTGAAAGCCCTCGTATTTAAGTTTAATGTTCTACGTCTAATCAGCGTAGTGAATATCTGGTTAGACGACAAATAATTTTAAATATATGGCAAAGTATAACAATGTAAAAATAGACGGATACGACTCTAAAAAGGAATATCGACGCGCTAAGGAGTTGAAACTACTCGAAAAGAAGGGGATTATAACCGGATTGCAAGAGCAAGTAAAATACGAGCTTATTTCGCCTCAATATCGTTTCTATGAAGTACAGGGAGTGCGGAAGATACTACGTAAAAAGAAGCTGATCGAACGAGGAGTTTACTACATCGCGGATTTCGTTTATTATCGGGATGGTGAGTATATCGTCGAAGATACTAAAGGTGTTCGGACAAAGGAGTATATAATCAAACGTAAGCTCATGCTTTACGTTCATGGAATTAAAATAAAGGAGGTATAAGAATGGTGAAGAAAACAGTACAGAAACCAGTAAAACACGATTGCCGAACGTGTCGCAACGGAGGAAGAGAGAATAATTTTATTTGCTATTGTTCCGTCCTGAAAGTGGGGCGGGCGATCGGGATAAGGATTTGTAGTTATTATGTTGCTCGATAGACTTTATAAGTGTGATGAATATAGACGGATATACGCTAACTGAAAAGATGCGAAAAGCGCGACGACGTTTCAGATTTACCGCCACCGAGCAAGCCCTTTTTTACGAATTAGTGGCTATTTGTAACGGCGAAGATTGGAGGGACGTTTTCGATTGCTCGAACATTGAACTTTGTTTTGCGCTTAACGTGAATGAGAAAACACTAATAAAAGCCCGTGAGTCTTTAATAAATGCAGGATTGATTTATTATAAATCTGGTAAGAACAAACGTATTATAAGCTCTTATTCTTTCGTGAAGGAATTTAAAACCACTGTAACTACTACTGTAAATTTTATAGCCAATGATACAGCCAATAAGGGAGTTAATCGAACAGCCAATGATACAGTAGATAAGGGAGTCAATGATACGGGGGATAGTACAGACTATAATAAACTAAAACAGAAACCAAACAGAAATATACTCTCTAAAGTCTCTCATGGAGATTTTGATTTTATATCTGACGAGTTTTTAGAAGCGTTTTCGCTTTGGCTTGAATACAAGAAAGACAGGCGTGAAAATTACAAATCGGAAAAGTCACTAAAAGCGTGTTATAACAAACTGGTAAAATTGAGCAAGAATGATCCGGTGATTGCGGGGCAAATCGTAAATGAATCGATTGCTAATAATTGGTCGGGGTTATTCGAACTAAAAAACGATAAATGCGAATATGGAAACAAGAAGCAAACAGACTCTACCGATAGCGACAATACTATCATACGGACTACCGTACTATGACGAGCCGATAGAAGTAGAGAAGCGTCCGGAATGGTTTAAAGCGTGCTGCAAATACGTTTGCCCCGGTTTTAAGATTGACGATTCGAATAGAAACATAATGAATCAATTGTTTTTGTATACCGAAGGACGATCCGAGAAGCTAGATTCAAATAAAGGGTTATTGTTACGAGGTGACATCGGTACAGGAAAAAGCACTATCATGCAGATTCTAAACCGATATAGTTATTTCACACGCGGCAAAACAAAGGGCGGCTATCCGATCGGTGGCTTTAGGATTGATTCGGCTTCCTGTATTGCAAACGGTTTTTCGATGCGCGGAAAGGATGCACTAGAATTGTATACTTACAACAACGGTACTCCGCGAATGATCTGTTTTGATGAACTAGGACGCGAGCCAATCCCTGCAAAGTATTTCGGTACTGAACTAAACGTGATGCAGTATATTTTCCAATGTCGGTACGAGTTGAGACATGAGGCAATAACTCATGTTACAACGAACTTAACGATTAAGGAAATACAGCGTATTTACGGTGCGTATATCGCGGATCGAATAAATGAAATGTTTAACGTCTTGGACTTGAACGGAGCTAGTAGAAGATAATTAATACAACGAAACCATGCGAAGCAGAAAAAAGAAACTTGTGTACTTTAAAAAGATTCCGGTTCGCGTCGATCTGGAACAATGGCAAAGGCTCGATAAAATTCGCGCTGACTACCATTTCAAAAGCACATACGAGATTATGCAGTACATTTTAGGCTGCTTTCTCCGGGTTGCCGATCCGATGCCAGGCGATGATGATGAAGAAGTATTACCGGACGAAATCAAAGAAATGTTCTACGATCTATCACAGGCGGAACGACATTTCGAGTATGTAAAACCAAAACGAAAACTACCACAACACAAGGTAGACGAAATGAACGGACAAAAACGATTAGAAGGATTTTAATATGGTTAAAAAACTATCAAACACAAATTATTTGCACGACATATCAGCAGATCCCGTCGCGACAAATGAACGGAATCGGAAGTATATCGACCGATTTGTTTCAGAGAATTATAACGGCTTAGTTGCCAAGTTTTCACCCTTAGACGGTACGATAAATTCAAGCGCTTTCGGAGCACTCGACAAATTAAACTCTACGATTATCTCGCTCTATACTGATCCGAATTTGCACTTTACGGATTGGGAGCAGGCGAAACAATATCTATCGAACAAGTTTACAGAAAAGGCGATTCGCGTTCCGGTGAAAAAGCCTGTAAAGAGTGAAGTAGTAGAGAACGAGGACGAATTTATTAATGATTAATATTATCACTCCAATGAAAGACGTAGAACTATTTAATGACCATTTCCAGAACTATAAAACCTACGGTATTCCGAAAGCACAACTAATCATTGCGGATATTCCCTACAACATCGGGAAGAACGCATACGGCTCTAATCCATCTTGGTATATCGACGGAGACAATTCTAACGGAGAAAGCGAACTGGCAGGAAAAGAGTTTTTCGATACCGATAAGGATTTTCGCATTACTGAATTTCTTCACTTTTGTAGTAAGATGCTCGTTAAGGAGCCGAAAGAAAAAGGAAAATCGCCCTGTATGATTGTTTTTTGTGAGTTTCAGCAACAATTCGAACTTATCCAGAAAGCGAAGGAATACGGACTGAACAATTATATCAATCTGGTATTTAGAAAGAATTTTTCGGCACAAGTTTTAAAGGCTAACATGAAGGTCGTTGGTAATTGTGAATATGGTGTACTCTTATATCGGGACAAACTGCCAAAGTTCAATAATGGCGGTCGGATGGTATTTAATTGTTTCGATTATCCTAGAGACACAGATACACCGCGGATTCATCCGACACAGAAATCAGTTCCGTTGCTTGAGCGGTTGATCGAACTTTTCACCGATGCGGGTGATGTTGTAATAGACCCATGCGCCGGAAGTGGGACAACATTACTTGCAGCCGCTCAATGCGGGCGAAAGGCATACGGATTTGAGATAAAGAAGAAGTTCTATGCAGATGCGAATAAAATCATTTTGTCGCGGATGCAGCCTAGAATGTTTGTGTAATCAATTAGTGTAAAACAAGATAGAAAGGAAGGCTATGAATACGAAAGTAAAAACAAAAGAATTTGAGACCAGCGTCCGAAAATGGGCGTGGGAGCAAGCAATAATAATTAAAGAGAGAGAACTAAATCTGTCTCCTACTTTTTGCGAAATATTGAGTGTTGCAAATGAATTGGCAAACTTTGTTCTTGGGAATTCTCCGAAATCAAATTATTTATAGAACGAACGGATTCTAATACATGAAATGGCTTTTCTAGACCTTCTAAATAGACAAAAGAACCAATATTAGAATTTTCATCTTCTATAACATAGTCGATCTTATTTATATCAATAAGGTATTTTTTGAAAGACTTCTCACGAAATGATAGTTGAATAAATTTTTTCATAAATATAAGTTTTAAATGTGACATAACAAAATTAATAATAATCTGGGTACGTTCTCCATTTTTGACGGTAAAGTTTTAAATGTGACAATTTATACTTCTTTTCGGAGGCGTGCCCTTTTATCAAATCCAAGAAAGATATGAATACATATAGATACGAAAACAGACCTTATGATATTCCCTATAGGGAACTGAAAATGGTAGATGAAGAAAAGTCTACTCCTTGGAAAACCGTCCCACCTTCTTGGAAAAATTCCTCTTCGAAAGGTGGACGTACTGCGAATCAAATCAAAAAAGACCGGAAGCGGAAGAAAATGAATAAAAGGAAATAATCATAACACAAAAAGAAATGAGCCAAACACAAAATCAATCAAAGTATTATTATTCCCCTCGTTTTCGTCACTTTAATATCTATCGTCGCGATCCAGACGGAGATACAAAGGTAGATGATGCGGCAACGCAGGAAGAGGCGAAACGGAAAGTCTACGAGTTAAACGGATGGAATTACAAACCTAAAAATAACACGGTAAAATGAGTAAAGTAAAACAGTACATCGAACAAGCCACAAACGAGCGCATCCGCTCGCGTGGCTTAATTCGAAAAGTCGCTATCGAAGCGGCTCGGATACAGAGAGACGAAACGAGGCGGCAAGCTATCGAAGTGTATAAACAAATGTGTCCGTCTAAGAACTGCAAAGGCTGTGCAAGCCGGATACATAAACAGGAAACACAATCGACCCGATGCGACGGGAATTGTGCACGGATTAGATTACTTATTAACGGATTAGATCGGATCGAAACGTTATGTATATAATCAGGCGTATTCAATGCAAATCGGGCGATGTGTCCGAGACGCATTTAGTTGAGATAGAAACGGACGACATCGAGGCAACACGAAAGGAGTTGCACGATTGTTATCAATGTGATAAGATTCTTTTTAATTATGACGAACAATGAGTAGAAACCCGCATTACATTAAGATGATTAACTCCAATCGTTGGAAGTTACTTCGAGCTAAGAAGCTACAAAGCAATCCGGTTTGTGAAGTGTGCGAAGCGAACAATCGCAGTACGCTTGCAACGGAAGTGCATCACACCGTCCCGGTTGAGTCCGTGTCGCACGAACTCGGAATGAGACAACTAATGTTTGATTATAACAATCTGCAAAGCCTCTGCCATTCGTGCCACTCTGATGCGCATCGACGTGCTTTCAGTCATTCGAAAGAGGCGATACAGGCGAATAATAAACGAGCTACGGAACGGTTTGTAGATCGGTTTTTAAAATGAATAAATAATTATAGGTTTATTCTGTTACAACATTATTGTTTTGTTCTTTTGAATATTATTTTTTTTGGTTATTTTTGTCGTAAATTATAAGTACCATGAAAGAAGACAAAACAAAAGAGCAAAGCGCTGTGGTGCAAGAAGCCATAGGTGAAAAAAAAACTATATGTGGAATTGTCATGCCCATATCAGGTATAGACGGTTGTGGCGAATCTCATTGGAAAGATGTAATGTCTATAATTAAAGAAAGTATTGATAATGCTGATTTTGAATCAAACTTAGTAAGTAATGCTGATGATATAGGGATAATTCAAAAAAGGATAATTCAAAATTTGTATGAGAATCCTATTGTTGTTTGTGATGTTAGTGGTAAAAATCCGAATGTTATGTTTGAATTAGGAATTAGATTAGCTTTTGATAAACCAACTATAATCATAAAAGACGATAAAACTAGTTACTCATTTGATACTTCTCCTATTGAACATTTAGAGTATCCGCGTGATTTGAGATATAATAGAATTGAAGATTTTAAATCTAAACTAACTGATAAAATAAAAAAGACATATGAGAAGTCTGTGTCTGATAGGCAGTATAGTACTTTTTTAAAGCATTTTGGTGAATTCAAAGTTGCTAAGCTAGAAACGAAAGTTGTTTCAAAAGAAGATTATATTTTAGATGAGTTACGGAATTTGCAGATATCTATTTCAAGGTTAGGTAAAGATGTGTATGTAGGTGAGAAAAGAAAGATTTATGGAACTATTTGTATTAGATCTAAGCAATCCGCTGATATTATAAATATAAATACTGATATAATAGTTAGAGCATTAGAAAAATATTTAGGTTATGTAGATGTTCAAATTACAGATCATAACCATATACATATTCCCATTGAAAATAGAGATGTGCCTATAGACTTTCTGTTGAAAAAAATAGGAAATATAATAGATCCAACGATTTATGAAATACGTTTTCTAAGACGATAGTCTAATATTAAATAATTTATGGTATAATCCGCCTCACCTCATTTAGAGGGGGCGGTTTTTTATTTCTTAACGCGATACACTAAACCCACCTCACCTCATATTTACACGCGCGAGTAATTTTTGAAACGAGGGGGGTGCGCGTTGGGGGTAAACTTTTTGCGCGCATCTTCCGAGCTACCAAATACTTGCGATCTTTTCCTATATGCAAAAAGCCTATAAAAATGTGTGATTTGGACGATATAAAAGAAAAGATTCGCGCCGCGATGGAGTCGCAGGGAACATATACGGAAGATTTAGACCTCTGTATAACTCTTTGTGCAGGTTCATATATGGCGTTTCAAATTGCACTAAACGATATTTCAAAGAAGCGTATGAAGTCATACGTGAAAGAAGTGTCCCGCGAAAATAATGATAAACTTACGGCACATCCTGCTTTCAAAGTTTTATTCGATGCGCTCGAAGCAACACGCAAACAATTACGCGAACTTGGCTTGACCTTTCAAACGCTTTCTGCATCTGACGACGACGAAGTAAACGACTTGATTAACGAAGTAAACAAAATAGACCGCGATGGAGAAGGAGACTAGAGATAAACTGATAGCATTAAAGCAGTCGGTTATCTCCGACTTGCATAACATCGACGTTGATTCGTATAAGCTAGATAGGGCAGACGAAAGACTAAATGTGTATATCAAAGGTTGTATTAACAATCCGGACGCACACAACTTTTACGAGTTGCTAGCCGTTCGCCGCTTCTTTGTTTTCCTCGATAAATACGAATTTCGGATCAAGGAAGTAAAGAAGTTCGTCATGTTCTACGAGCGTTTGAAATTTTCCGGCACAAAGGGAAAGACTAGATATAAGCTGACTCCGATACAGGTGTTTCAGTTCTCTAACATTCTCGCGTTTTACAAGCCTGGAACAAACAAACGTTTGATTCGTGAAGCTCTTCTATTCGTTCCACGTAAATTCAGTAAGACAACAAGTGTAGCGAGTCTTTCGATTAACGATTTGTTGTTCGGTGATGCGAACGCACAAACATACGTTGCTGCAAACTCATATAATCAGGCGAAAGTTTGTTTTGATGAAATACGTAATATTTTAAAGTCTCTCGATCCGAAGTTTAGACACTTCAAAATTAATCGAGAAATCATATATAACCGCATAAAGGGAAAAACCTCTTTTGCCCGTTGCCTTGCCTCTAATCCGGATAAATTAGACGGACTTAACGCAAGCATGGTAATAGTAGACGAGTATTCACAAGCCGATAGCGCTGCATTGAAGAACGTTTTAACGTCCTCAATGGGCGTACGGCTCAACCCTTTAACCGTAGTAATTACGACCGCATCCGATAAAGAGACGGCTCCATTCGTCGAAATGCTCAAAATGTATAAATCGATCCTACGAGGTGAGATTGAAAATGATTCCATATTTGCGCACATCTTTGAGCCGGACGTAGACGATGAGGAAGGCGATCCGGCAACGTGGCGTAAAGTGCAACCACATATGGGTATAACTGTTTATGAAGATTTCTATATCGATGCATACCAGAAGGCTTTATATAGCGCACCGGACGCGCTAGAGTTTCGGACAAAGTTACTTAATGTGTTTGCGGTTGATTCGACAACAAAATGGATTGAAGCAAAGCAGATCGAGGAACGGTTTAAGGATATTAAAATAGAGAATATAGGTACTTATCCGTTAACAATGGCGGCGGTCGATTTATCCGTTCGCGACGACTTTTCTACGGTTACTTATAATATCTATTCGAAAGAAAGCGGTTCTTTTCATTCACATACGGATTACTATTTTCCGGAAGGAGCTTTGAAAGATCATCCGAATCGGGAACTTTACGAAGGTTGGGCGAAAGCGGGCTATTTAATTCTGTGTGACGGTGATATTATCGACTATCAGCAAATAGTAAACGATATACTTGCACGTGCAAAGTATCTACAAATTATGGGAGTTGGCTATGATCCTTATAAATCGGCTGAATTTGTAAATCTTCTTACTTATTCCGTAGGCGGTGCGAGTGAATATATTAAGCCTGTTAAACAGACATACGGAACGTTTACAAGCCCTATTGAATCTTTTGAACTTGCTTTGTATCGGAGTAAGCTCACCTTTAGCCCTAATCCGATTACGCCGTACTGTTTTAGTAATGCGGTATTAGACGAAGATCGGAACATGAATAAGAAGCCAGTCAAAAAAACGCATAACGCGAAGATTGATTCGACTATAACAAACCTAATGACATTCTACTTATTTAATAACATGGAGCTATATGAAACTATCTTTTAATTTTGAATTGGGACGTTCAAAGACGCAAAAACGCGCCTTAAATGCAGAGACGAGCACAACGGATAAAGATGCGGCAATAAACTCCCGATTGCCATCATTGCCCGGTCAGCCAATAGATGTACATAACAGCAATCAAGCAATGAAACTTTCAGCCGCATATAGATGTACTTCTATTCTTTCGGGGACTATTGCGTCTTTACCGCTTATAATTAAACGGAAAAAAGATGGATATTTCTCACCAGACGAGAAAAACGATTTATATACAATATTAACCCGTATGCCTAACCGACGAATGAATAGTTTTGAAATGGTTAGGAATATGGTTGTTCAAATCGTAAATCAAGGAAACGCCTACATCGTTATCCGTCGGAAGTTCGGTAGTGTCAGCGAGCTTGTATTATGCGCAAATAATACAGTAACCTATGACAAATTGAATGATGTTTATATTATTTCTGATCCATATAACCGGATATATGGGCGTTTTGAATCCTACGAAATAATCCATCTTAAAAATAATAGTTTGGACGGGGGATATACAGGAGTAAGTACAATAATGTACGCTAGTCGTATCTTTTCCATAGCTGCTAGTGCAGATAATCAGAATTTACGAACCTTTCAGAATGGAAGTAAAATAAAGGGGCTTGTTTCCGGTGCAAAAGAGATAAATAAAGGGTTGCCCGGTGCAGGTATGACGGATATTCAACTTTCTACGGTTGGGGATCGTATAGAGGAACAACTAAACACAGGAAGAGACATTATTTCAGTTCCCGGCGATGTTGGATTTCATCAACTTTCTATAAATCCGGTTGATGCGCAGTTATTGGAAACAAAGAAATTCAGTATTCTTGATATATGTAGATTTTACGGAGTTCACCCGGATAAAGTATTTGCCGGACAATCTACTAATTACAAAGCTTCTGAAATGAGCAATGTTTCTTTTTTAACTGATACACTGCAACCAATATTGAAACAAATCGAGGCTGAATTTAATTACAAGCTGATTCCTAATTCAGTCGCTCACTTATATAGTATTTCATTTGATTTGTCATGCTTATATCAAACCGATTTAACGACACAAGCAAGCTATTATAAAGCTTTGGAAGAAATGGGAGCTCATTCCCCGAATGATACTCGTAGGGCTTTAGGAAAACCGCCCGTTGAAGGAGGCGACAAAGTGTTTATCTCCTGCAACGTTCAACCAATCGAGGCGGCTAGTCAAAAAGTAGAGCTACCCAAAAACGAAGAAACAAACATATAGTAAAATGATATTTGCAAAATATGGAAATACGAAGTTATACAGAGCTAGGTGCTCCTAAAGTTGGAGATGGAAGAATAATCGAAGGTTATGCGGTTGTATTCGGACAAGAAAGCCGTGTATTGTACGACAGGGAAAAACAACGCGCTTTTGTTGAGGTGATCGAAAAGGGAGCTATAACGGAAGAGTTATTGCGTAGTTGTGATGTTAAAGCTCTGTTAGATCATAATAAACAGAGATTGTTAGCTCGTTCTAATCGTGGTGCGGGAACTTTGTCGCTTGAACTTGACGACTACGGATTAAAATACAGGTTTGAGGCTCCTAGTACTCCCGATGGAGATTTCGCCGTAGAAATGATTAAACGCGGTGATATTTTCGGTTCGTCTTTTGCGTATGCTTTAAATGAAAAGGATAAAACAAAAGTTTCCTATTCAATGAAAGACGGGTTGTTGCTTCGTACTGTACACATGATTGATCGGATTTCCGATATATCTCCCGTTGTTGATCCTGCTTTTTATGGTACAGACGTAACGGTACGGAGTATGGATGATACGATAGCGGAGTTGTCCGGCGAGAATAAAGACTATCTAAATGAAATTAATAATTTACGCAAATCAATTTAAAACATGAGAAAAGAATTTGAAACTATTGCTCAATACAAAGAGCAGATGCGCGCTATGTTGGATAAAGCAGAAGCGGAAAAAAGAGCACTCGACGCAAGCGAGAAAGAGCAGTTCGAGCAGTTAAAAACAAAGAAAGAACTTTTGGAAATGAAAGTCGAACGCCGTGCGCTTGAAGATATTAACGCGGGACTGGTATCAGACCGTCGCATGTTGTTTTCACAGGCTGTTTTTGACGTCGTTAATCATCGCTCTTTGGAAGAATACAACGGAGTAGTATCGGAAGGCGGTATTAAAGTTGTAGAACGTGCGGTGACTGTTACAGATACAACCGATGCGGCTAGCATGGTTCCTGTTACAATCGGTGAAATCATTGAACCATTAGAAAAAGGCTTGATTATTGATAAACTGGGTATCAAGATGCAAAGCGGGCTTGTAGGTGACCTTGTTTTCCCAACATTGGCGGCTGTTGAAGCAACAATTCAGGGTGAAAACGTTGCGGTTACCGATACCGAATTGAATATCGACAAAATCAAGGCTTCACCCAAACGTGTATCTATTTCTATCCCGGTGTCTAAGCGTGCGATCAACCAAACGAACTACTCTTTGCAGGACGTTGTTTTGAAGCAAATTTCGCTTGGCGTCGCTCGCACTTTGAATAAATGGATGTTTTCGGGAACTGCATTGTCTGGCGCAAGCAACGGGGTGTTTGTAAAGACAAAACCAGATGTTGAATATACAAACGCGTTGACATTTGCGGATATTGTTTCGCTTGAATCTACCGTAATGGATGCGGGCGTAGATGTAACCGACGGTACAGCTGCCTATGTTTGCACTCCAAAGGTGTATGGTGCTTTGAAATCCACTCCCAAAGCGGCGGGAGCTGCTGAAATGATCTGCCAAAATGGTATGGTGAACGGTTATCCGGTTCTTGTTACTAACTACATGGACGCCGATTCTATCGGATTCGGTGTATTCTCCAACGCTGCTATCGGTCAGTTCGGCGATATGGATTTAGTTATAGACCCGTACACCGGAGCGAAAAGTAATGTCGTAAACTTTGTATTGAATACTGATTATGATATTGTTGTAGCTCGCCCGGAAGCCTTTGCCATCGCAAAGAAGAAGGCTTCTGCTTAATCCTATAACCTATCATTCACTAAAGGGCTGGGGCTTCGGCTCTAGCCCTTTCTAATTTATACAATATGGCACAATACGTAACACTCGAGGAACTCAAACAGCATTTAAACATTGACTTCGACACGGACGACGCGTATATAACTGGGCTTATCGAACCCGTTCAACTTCTTATCGAATCGTATCTAAATAATCCGCTAGATACCTACGTTAAGGACGCAAAAATAGATCGGCGTATCTGGCACGCGATCCGCATCCTTATAGCGAATTACTACGCAAACCGTGAATCGGTAACATTTGCCACTCCGCAAGTTATTCCGGGGCACATAGAACTATTACTGCAACCTTTAAAACGATATACGTAATGCAAGCAGGATTATTAAACGAAATGATCGCTTTTTACCGTAGCGAGTCAAAGCGCGATAGTCTGGGCGGCACGTCTGAAAGTTGGGTGAAAGTATTCGATAAACGCGCATACATTCGCTTTAAGTCTGGCGCACGCAAAGAAGCGAACGGCGAGATATACAATACGACCGTTAATACAATAATGATTCGCATCTGCAAAGAGATTAACGCTAAAATGCGAATCGAGTACGACGGGCAGAAATACAAGATTCTATCTATTAACCACGACCGGAAGCAACAAGCAACGGTTATATAAGCGGAGGTAATCAATGAGTAACGACAATTACACCGGGCGCAACTTGTATCGCGTCGAAGTGGATGCAACGCGAGTAAACGAACTACTTAAACGGTTGAACGATAAAGAAGCAAAGAAGGCAATTTCCTCCGCTCTTAGAAAGTCGATTCTTATCATTCGTAAACAGGCGCAGGAAAATTTAGTCTATGCTGTTAATGGCGCTGAATTTGGGAGTACTAAGAATGGCGTGTCTTTCAAACCGCTAAAGAATGAAATAAAAATAGCGGTCTATCGCAATGCTTCCGGTGCACGGGTTAGCCTGATTGATAAACGCAAAAAGGGATCACGCGCTTTTATGCTTCCTTTTTTTGAATCTGGAACAATAGAACGAACAGCATACGAAAAAAGCGCTACCCATAAACCCGCAAACAGAGGTAGTATAAAGGCTTCTCGCTTCTTTTCTAATGCGGTCAAATCGAAGCAGAAAGAAGCGGAGAACTCACTAGAGAAAAATATTATTGATTCAATAACGAAAATAGCGAATAAAAAGAAATGAGTTTATCAATAGGCGCACACGTATATAAGAAGTTAAGCGACTCTACGGAGTTGGCGAAGTTGATTTCTGATAAGATATATGCTATCTCAACCAAAACGGAAATATCTTTTCCGTTCGTAATTTACAGGCGTAATTCTTTGGTTCCTGAATATACAAAAGATAGATACGGTACGGGCGATACCGTTTCGGTTGAGGTTGCCGTAGCTAGTGATAACTACTTGAATTCTGTCACTATCGCCGAAGAAGTGCGTAAGGCGCTCGAAAACAAGCGCGGGCAATATGACAACTTCAATGTAATAGACGCTAAATTAATTAGTGCGAATGAGGCTTTTATAGAAGATACTTTTATTCAAAGCCTCGTATTCTCATTTAAAACGGAATAATAACTAAAACACGATAAAATTATGAGTAAAGCAAAATCAGTGTTAGGAAAAGACCTAATGTTATTCATCGACGGTAAAGCCATCGCACTTGCCACATCTTGCAAATTGGGGCTTTCGGCTGAAACAATCGACACACAAAGTAAAGATTCGGGTATCTGGACGGAAAAGGACATTAAAAAACTTTCTTGGAACGCTTCCAGTGAAAATGTATTTAGCGCGGATGCAGATGCGAACAGCTACGATAAACTATTCGCTTTGTTCTTGGCGCATAAACCTGTTGTTCTGAAATTTGGCGTTGTTGGCAATCCTGACGTAAACGAAATGCCCGCCGCCGGATGGACACTAGCGGAAGGTGCATATACAGGTAGTGCGGTTATCACTTCGCTAGAAGCAAATGCGCCGGATGGAGACAAAGCAACACTATCAATCAGTTTCGAAGGAACCGGATCGCTTGCAAAGGAAGCAGTTAGTAAATAACTTACGGGCGGTGTTTTGCCGCCCTCTAAACGACTTATTCAATGAAAACAATATCACTTAATGGAAAAGATTTTTCTTTGAAATATACGCTCCGTGCGTTCTTTGTATTCGAAACTATATCCGGCTATCCGTTCCAGTTTGGAAAGATGTTAGACGAGTTTCTTTTGTTTTATTCGTTTCTGCTTGCCTCTAATCAGGAATTGTTCAAAATGGAATTTGAGGAATTTATCGAATTATGCGAAAATGACTTGACGCTATTCGAACAATTCAAAGAGTTTATTTTGGATGAAATCAAACTACGTTCGCAATCGGCAGGAAATGACGTAAAAAAAAAGAAGGTGACGACGCGGAAACGAAAGCCGTAAGTATACGCGAACTTTATTCGCGCGTTGTCGGTGAGGGCGGGATCGCTCCCGATTACTTCCTCGATAAAATGGACTTTATCGAGGTTGAATCGTTTATAGACGGATTGAATCGACGCAATCGGGAAGCGTGGGAACAAACTAGATTGTTAGGTTTCATTATAGCGCAATCTAATAGCACAAAGACGCTAAAGCAAACCGATATACTTCGGTTCCCGTGGGATGAAGAAGAAAAGAAAGATACGAGCGTAACGGACGAAGAGATGCAACGATTACGAGCTAAAGCAAAAGAAGTAGAATCACAATTAAACACGCATAAAGATGTCTGATATAGTAACAAGATTATTGCTTAAAACGAATGACTTTGACGCAAATCTAAATAAGTCGAAGAAGAATGTAAACGGGTTTCAAAGCGACATTTCTAAAATGTCCGGCGTTGCAGTATCGGGAGTTATGAAGTTCGCCGGGGTTCTTGGTATTGCTGTAACTGCCTCGGAAGGTTTCAATAAAGTAATGAATAGCAGTCAGACGCTAGGAGATGAATATGCCCGTACTATGGACGGCTTAAAAGGTGGCGTAGACCAATTTTTCTACTCTATCGGTAGTGGAGACTGGACGCCGTTCATGAACGGGTTAACCGAAACGATACGTCTAGCACGCGAAGCATACAACGCGATGGATCAATTAGGAAATACAAAAATGTCATTCTCTTATTTTGATGCAAAGAATCAAGCAACCATACAAGAACAAATAACTATTTTAAAAGATAAGGATTCAACGGAAGAGCAAAAGAAAGCAGCTAGGGAGCTATTAGACAAGACGCTGAAAGACCAAGAGGAGATCGTAGGACAATATAAACAAAGAAGTCAAAACGCATTACAAGCAATGGTAAAGGCGGCAATAGGACTTGACGGCGTAGATGTTTCGGCAATAGATATAGATAAAGTGTTGAGATTAGATGTATCTTCGGTAGGCGATGAACAAAAGGCACAATTAGCGAAACAGTATAAAGACTTCGTAGATGAATACGATCGTTTGAAAGCCAAATTTACAACTTACGAAACGGTGGGTTCTGGAATGAATGTGCACACGGTTACAACAACAGATACAAATGCATTGAGTAAGGCAATAAGCCCGATGTTAGCGAAGTATCAGGATGCAATACAATATAACGCAATTTTAGTAAAGAAGAGTGATGAATGGTTGCAGAATTTAATAAACGTTGCAACGGCGGCAGAGGCGGCGGGACGGAATTTATCTAGTATGACGAAAGCGGCGAACCGTGCTTCACAGTCAGGAATAGGCGGGAAAACGCCAAAGGAAGAACCGAAAGAGGGCTCTATCGCTTGGTATGACACGCAAATCGCAGAGCAAAATAAAAAACTTATTGCTGAAACCGACATGCATGCGCGTTCTGCCATTCAAGCAACAATAAATGAGCTCGAATCAAAGAGGATAAATTTAAAGTTTGTTGTAGAGCAAGAAACGTTTAAAATCGCTCACGGCGAGATGAAAGACGATGCTTTATCCGTACCTATTGCACCGATTTACGATAAGGTTCCGACACATGGGAAGGGAGAAAAAAACTTTAAGTTACCTAAATTCGAGTCTCCCATTAAGAAAAAAGATGTAAAACTAAACGAGCAATATGCAGAGTCATTAGGATATATCGGAAATGCCTTTGGTACTATGGGACAAATGGCTGCACAGTTTAATAACGACGGTATGGCATTTGCTTTAAATTCTATCGGTTCTATCGCTCAAATGATTGTGCAACTGCAAGGGCTTGCAACCGCTAACGGCGTGGCTAGTGCCATGTCGTTACCTTTCCCCGCCAATCTTGCCGCAATAGCCACAGTTGTAGGAACAGTTACGGGTATCTTTGCCAGCCTTCCCAAATTTGCAACGGGTGGTATCGTTCCGGGCACATCGTTTACGGGTGATAAAGTTCCGGCTTTACTCAATTCGGGTGAGATGGTTCTAAACGGATCACAACAAAGTAATTTATTTCAAATGCTTAATAGCGGTTTATACGGTTCCTTATCACAAAAGATCGCACCATCAATAGAAAATCAAGGCGTTCGCTTGTACAGTGATGTCGAAATAAGAGGGGATCGCATATTTTTAGCATTACACAACCACATAAAGAAAACAGGTAAAAAACTATGGTAAATTACAGAACTATCTATACGCTTCCTTTCAAATCCAGAAAGGAAGTATCTTATTTGATTGAGATACAAAAAGAGAATTATGAAGGAAAAAGTACTGAATTGGTTGGCAGTGGTAACTCTCCTTTTTCCGTGACAATCGAGGATGAGGATTTTTTATATACGCCAACTCGCTTTTCTTCTGCTTCAATCCGTATTGTTGGAGGTGACTATTTGCAAAATTTGTATTCGACTGGATATCAACAATACAAAGTATTATGTAAGCGAGGTAACGATGTTATTTGGACGGGCTTTATAAATCCAGAGTTATACACGCAGGATTACACATCTACAAAATTCGAGCTTGAAATAGAATGTAGCTCCGCTATGAGCACTCTCGAATATGTTAACTACAAACAAAAGAACGCTGAACAACGAACTTTTATTAGTTTTTGGGAACTGTTTAGAATGTTCATTGAGCAGTCTCGCGGGTATTATTCGTCTATATTTATTCCTCATGTGTATGCTAAAAACGAACATGATTATAATAACGATCTAAACGTATTTGAAGAAATGACGATAAGTGAACAAAACTTCTTCGACGAGGATAACAAGGCTATGACTCTAAAAGAAATATTAGAAGAAGTTTGTAAGTTCCTAAATTGGACTTGCGTCGATTGGAGAGGTGAACTGTATTTCATTGACATAGATCATAAAAGCGTTTATTATAAATATGATTGCAATCTGAATACATATTCTAAAACTACATCTATTGCATTGAATGTTTCTGATATTGGTTTTGCGGGATCGGAACACTTTTTAGATATTTTACCGGGATATAATAAAGTAACTGTAAAATGTAGTAATTATCCTATTGAGGAAATCAAGATAACCGAAGATTTTGATAAGCTGAAATTATTATCAAATATCGGAGAAGTATCTACTAATCTGGATAACGGTAATACAAGACATACACAGAGGGAGGTTTTATATCCTAATATTTTAACGATGCACCAATTTACCTATAAAAATGGTGTTTTGTCTCCTGTTACAGACTTGTCTATTTATAAAAACAAGAGTAATGCCAACGAATTACTAGGGGCGATCCCATTAAGATATGCCTCTTATGAGTCTGGGCTAAAGACACCAACTACGCAATCATACAACTATGAGTGTGCAATACAAGTCCGGCAACGTTGTGGAACAAAATACGATCCTATTAACGACGTAACTTCCAATTCGGTATTTAATGATTCAATTGTAGTTATCGGTGCAAAGAAAGACGCTTTATTTTTAGGGAAGGGGGGTGCTCTTTCTCTCAATATGAGTATTAAGGTTTTGCAAAAGGATAAATATGATTCTCCTTTTGGTGGCGGTTTGGTTCCTTCCGAGGATGGTATTACATATTCAAAAGATATAATTAAGGTAAGAATAAGAATCGGCGATAAATATGTTTCTAAAGATAATTATGGGCGGTTTACGTGGAGTGATACCCCATCTACTATGTCTATGAATCTGGATCAATCTAGAGTCGAAAATGCAGATGGTAAAATGGGAACAGGTTTTGTTCCATTGTATAAAACGTATGGAGTACTCGGCAAATATTCTGATGTAGACGGGGTTGTAATAGATATTCCGACTAATTTATTTGGCACGCTTGAAATGTCTATATATGCTCCTACATTGACGGAAAGAGAGGGGCAAGTTCCGTACGGATATTTAATAAAAGATTTAAAACTAAGATATTGCCATTCGTTAGATATGGATGACGATAAAGACTCCGACCGGATTTACGAGAATGTTGTTAATGAAAACTTTATTAATGAATTAGACGAAATAGAGTTTAAGATTTCGAGTTATAACAACGATGGAGCGTGTTATAGTAAGGTCTTGTTATTGGATGAATATCTGAAAGATAACCTTTATTCATCTATTGAAAAGACTTTGATTCGCCCGGAAGAGCTTTTAATAAGAAGAATTATTAATCAATACGGAGCTACCAAAATAAAACTAACACAGGTATTATTAAATAGTGACTCTATAACTCCTATATCTGTTCTTTCGGATAACTACATGAAAGGGAAACATTTCATGATTGCAGGCGGAGAAATAGATTTCGCCAATGAACAATTTACCTGTAAGATGATAGAAGCATAATGACGATTCAAATAAAAAATAAAGCTATTCCATCATCACCCCGGTCAAAAAATTATCCGACTGGGGCGATTGTTAGTGTGTCGCCTGGCGGAGGTAGTGGAGTGACTTCCAACGGTGGCGGATCAAACGTCACTATTCTAGGAAAAGACGATTTGAGATCGGCGACAGATTTAAATGTTTTCTCATCTCTTCGCACGCTCGCGGAGATATTATCTATAATTGTAACGAAAGATGATACCGAAACGAAGCTAACAGATAGTAATGTTTTATCGTCACTCCGAGTAAGCACAGAACTTGATACAATCAAAGAAAAGGTTAAAGAGGCTATCGAATCTTTAAAAGACTTGTATCTATCCAAAACAGCGCCAGACGAAACACAATTTCTTATCAAGTTGCTAGGCGGTTTAACCGTTGATAACGGGCTAGATGTAACGAAGGGTATTTCTACGGATACGTTGACCGCAACGACAACAGCGACGCAAATACTAAACGTTTTTGATAAACTGATTGCAAAGTCGGCGGCTTTTTCAGACGATGTGACTGTATCGAAGAAAATGACAACACTAAATTTGCTCGTTCAGAAGGTTGCAGAGATACACGATTTAAGCGTATCTCATGTTGCAACTTTAATGGGTACAATAGTAAAGGACTATATCTCTTCCGAGTCTTTTGTCAGTGGTTTGGGCGGCGAAGGAATGAAGATATACAAAGCGGTCACAGGTGACTGGAATATGGAAATTGATAATCTTACAGTTCGAAAGATATTTTCCATATTTGAGTTGGTTGTTCAGAAGATAACTCATCAGGGCGGCATGGTAATCCGGTCTGCTGCGGGTGGTAAGCTGACTAAAGTAACTGATGGTGGTTCATATTGGAAATGTGAGCACGATAGTACGGATGATTTCATAAGGGATGATCAGATAATATGCCAGTCATTTACAGGAACTTCTACCAAACGTTATTGGCGTTTAGTTACTTCCGCCGGAGCAGGCTATTTTAATCTATCTAAAACTGACTGCGAGCAGGGAAGCGGAGCGCCCGAAGTAGGAGATGATGTCGCAGTATTAGGCAACAGAACGAACATAACCAGACAAAAAGCACAAATAGATTGTGCTGTTGGTGATTTTGCACCTTATCGGGATGATTACGACGGAATTAATTCCTATTCTCTTGTAGGTCGGTTGATTACACGTACCGGAAATCTTAACGGTATTAGTGATGCAGTATTTGGTGTATTGATTGGCTCTGGTTTGTATGGTACTAATGTTTATTTAAAAGGTACATTTGTACTTCATTCTGGAAAGAAAATAGAAGAAGTAATCGACGATGTTAAAAACGATCTAAATGGGAGAATAACCGATGTAGAGACGAACTTTGAAATTCGTGAAGGACAAATTTCTTCTAAGATTAAAGAAGTTAATATTGCTGTATCGAACGCGAAACAGAGCGAAACGAACGCTTCTAGTTCGGCTACATCCGCCGGAGTTTCTGCAAATAACGCGTCTAAAAGTGCCACGGATGCACAAGGAGCAGCGACTAATGCCGGGAAGATATTGGAGGAAGTAACATTAAAAGAAAGTTCTGTAACTCAAACAGCCGGAGAAATTTCTACAAAAGTAACCGAAGTTAATAAAAAGGTAACCGAGGCGAATATTGCCGCTACAAATGCGAAAAACTCCGCTACGTCTGCATCCGGTTCTGCTGGAACTGCATCCGGTAAAGCGGGTGAGGCTGCAAATTCGGCAGCTAATGCAAAACAATCTGCAGATAATGCGGCGAAAGTCCTCGAAGATGTGACTTTGAAAGAAAGCTCTATCGCCCAGACCGCCGGAAACATAACATTGCAGGTTACGGAAGTCACGAAGAAAGTAGTAGAAGCGAATATCGCCGCTACAACCGCTTCGACTAAGGCGGCAGAAGCATCTACAAGTGCTGGAACGGCTTCAACCAAAGCAGGGGAAGCATCTACCTCTGCGACAAATGCGAAAAAATCAGCAGATAGTGCAGCGGCAAAGTTCACTGCCATTTCCCAAAAAGAATCTAGTATCAATCAGACGGCAAGTAGTATCACATTACAAGTTAAAGAGGTGACAACTAAAGCTAATGAAGCTGCTAATTCTGCAACAACCGCTGCAACTAAAGCGGGCGAGGCTGCAAATTCGGCAACTAATGCGGCAAAAAGTGCTACAGACGCAAAGGCACTTCTCGATAATGTAGATGGCAAGTATGTAACCAAGACGGTATACGATTCAGGAATTAAGGTGCTAAGCGATAGTATTGCGCTAAAAGTGTCACAAGCGAGCTTTAATGTATTAGGTATACGGGTCAGTAGTGCGGAAAGTACAATATCGCAACATACAACCCAAATTTCATTAAAAGCCTCACAGACAGATTTGACAGCACTTGGAACTCGTGTTTCCTCTACCGAAGCTAAGATTACATCCGAAGCGATTAATTTAACAGTAAAGAGCCAAACTGAAACTATTGCAAACTCCGTTACATCTGCCTTGCAAAATCGAATTGTTGAAACTGGAATTGACATAACAAACAAGCGCATTACGGTGAAAGCAGATACTTTTCGTGTACAGGATACATTGGGGAATGCAATAGCGATATTTAAAACCAATACAGCCGGGAAGCCTATTCTTAAGGCTGAAAATATTGATGTCGATAATTTAACAGCAAAGAAATTAGACGGTGCTATTGGATCATTTAAAAAACTAACAGCAAATAATTCGAATGGAGAAGAAGCTGGATCAATAACCTTTGGAGATACAGCAAATACTAAGTCTTCTTTAAATATAGATTTTGCAACTACTTGGGTTGGCGGTGATTTATACCAACAAGGGTACAATTCTGTGGAAGGCCGATCTTGGCGGTTCTACGCATCTGATATTTGGTGTAGAGGAGAATTCGGGCATAGGGTAATGACTACGCTTAAATTTTCATCAAATATTGGGGGGAATTTTTACGCACATATCTATAATTATGGAACAGATTCCACTTATCATAAATATGCGCAATCAGGACAACCCATTGATTGCGTAACTTTATCCGGAACAGGGGATTATACACTTCGTATATGCGACTCTATAGCAAACAAAATGATCGTAGTTATCAATGATAGTGACTATACTAAACATGTAGTACATAATCATCCGAATAATTCTGTAATCAATATTCCTGGATGGAGCTTTAGGATATTTATAACAGCGGGTACGCCTACCCTGTCAAACACACAGCGTGTATGTAATTTATATTTAATGTGATTATGAAAATAGATTTTAGAAAAATTGAAGTAACAGACCTTGAAGGGAATAAAAGTACCTCCGATGTCAGCAAAGAGTTAGGTAATATAATCTACAATAACACTACCGACTTGGGCGAATTAGAATTTGCGCAAGAAGTTTATAAACATGGCGAAGTGGAAGTAGATTCAGTAAAGGCGGAAACTATACGCAAATACATGGAAGTAGGACGTTTTTTCGCCCGCATCAAAAAAGGTGTATTTGATCTATTAGACAGTATTGACAATGAAAAATAAAAAGATTATGGCAACAAAAATTTTGAGTGAAAAAACAAGAACTACACAAGTAGAAGCGATTGCAAAAGAGGGTGAATATGCATATCAGACAACATATTCGTACAATGAAAATGGCATAACTCGTTTGCAGTGTTGTATTATCCAAAAAGCGAAAACAGATTTAGGTGAACAGACTGTGCACGCTGGGTATATGACTTTAGAAGGTGATAGTAAGTCTATGAACTTTCCTACTGGTATTGACATAGTGCCGCATATTTCTATGTTTGAGAATATATTAAAGGAAGTAAATGAGGGATTGATTACCAGATAAAAGCTATCTAAAACGGACAAAATAAGCCTACGATAAAAGATATGGAAGAATGGATAAAAATAATTGGTGCGTTAGGTGGATTAGAGGCGATCCGATTTACTGTTACTTTTTTAGCAAATCGCAAAACGAACGCCAGAAAAGAAAAGGCTACGGCGGATTCTATGGAGCTTCAAAATTTACTTTCTATCATTGATAATCTAAACAAGCAGATTAAACGGTACGACGAGCGATTAAAACAACGAGACGAGAAAGTAGATACGATTTACCGGGAATGGAGAACCGCACAGGCAGAGGCGCAAAATTGGATGCGCAAATACTACGAGCTTGAATTAGCTTTAAAGGATGCAGAACACAACCGATGTGATAGATCAGATAGCGAATGTAATCGAAGAACGCCGCCGCGTAGACCAATAACTATTAATCAAAACAATAAAGAGACAACAAAATGAAATACTTCACTATTAAAGAGCTTTCGCACTCCGATACGGCGTTAGCGAAAGGAATTGATAATTTCCCAACAGCGGAAGCTATTAGTAATTTAACAAAGCTAGTAGTTAATGTACTCGATCCGTTACGCGAGAAATACGGTAAGCCGATCCGTGTTAGTTCTGGGTATCGTAGTGCAATTCTTAATCGTAGCGTTAACGGTGCGACATCTAGCCAACATAGACTAGGGGAAGCCGCCGATATTACGGTAGGAAACAAAGAAGAGAATCGGAAGCTATTCGAAATAATCAAAAGCGAATTGCCTTTCGATCAGTTAATCGACGAAAAGGATTTTTCTTGGGTACACGTGTCATTCAGAGAAGGACGTAATCGGAAACAAGTACTAAAGCTATGAAACGGCTAGTTTATATTATCATGCTGTTAATATTAGCGGCGTGTTTTATATCTTGCCGGACTCAATATATCCCGGTCGAATCCGTTCGTACTGAATACAAAACGCGCGATAGCATCCGGATTGATAGTATCTACCAGCGTGATAGTATTTATACGCTCGTAAAGGGTGATACAGCCTATCAGTATAGATATAAGTATCTGTATCGCTACCTAACAACTAATCGCACTGATACGATTCTTAAAAACGATTCTATTCGTGTTCCTTATCTGGTCGAAAAAAAGCTAAACCGTTGGCAGTCTATCAAGATGGAGTTGGGCGGGTGGGCGTTTGGTTTAGTAATCTCGTTTATTTTGATAATAATAGGGCGAATAGTGTATAAAGCACGAAAATAAAAAGAAAGCCCCGCAACGGCTCAAATTGCGGGGCTTGTGTCAAATAAGAATCTTAACCGAGTTTAAGCGATGTTTGATGAATCATTTCGCTTACATCCTTCAAGGCATTTAAAAATGTTTGAAGTTCATTATCAGTAAAGCGAGCCTTTTTCCCGTTTACGATGTTACCGTTAATTCTTTGATATAGCCAATTTCTTGACTTTCCGAAATATTTCTTTGCGATATAGCTAAACGAAATAGCCTCTGGCAATTCTCCGAGCTTATCCCGCAATATAGCTTCTTCCGCTCTTTTTATGAAATCATTGCAAGCGTCTACAGTCGCTTTAAGTCCAGATTCAGATGCTTTTTTATAAGCTTCTCTTTGATCTTCTGGCAGTGCGTTATATTTGGCTTGCATTTCTTTTTTGAAAGCGTCCCTTTCTTCTTGTGTAGATAAGGTTTTAAATCTTTCAAAATCCGCTTTCATTTCGGGCGTTGGCAAACAAGCGTTTATATCTATCATATTTTAAAGTTTTAATCCCTCCCCGAAGGGAGGGAGGTTAATTACTCTTTTAATTTTTCCCGAATCTCATTCATCCGGTCGAGTATGTCATTTATTAATGCTTCTCTTTCTTTTTCATTTTCGGGAACCCCGTAGGCTTCGTGGAATGAAGCGAGAAGTTTTAAATTCTCATACTCTTGTTCTAATTCCTTTCTTTCTTCATCTTTCATTGGTTAAACATTAAAATTAAGAACTCTTATTTGACTCTACAAATGTAATAAGCATTTGCTTATTGTGCAAGTTTTTGGTGAATTATTTTAGTGAATTAATATAATCTATTACTTTTCTATTCGCTTTATCTATTTGTTCTAAATCGTAATCTATATAAATTCCGGTTGTTTTGCATCCGAACTCGTGCCCCAAAGCTAAAGATATTACATCTTTCGATATTCCTATTTTATGCGCTATTGTAGCCCATGTATGGCGCGCCCAATACGAGGTGATGTCGGGAAATAAAATATCTCTAATCTTTTTCCCGTCTAATCCTTTTCGTTCGAAATTTCCCAGTTTTTGCAAACCTCTATTCATTGCTGCCATATACTTTCTATAATTGTAATCGTTGGTTTCGAGCGTGTTTAGTAGAAAATTATTTCCTTTATACCTGTTTAGTATCTCCATTGCTTCCGGCTCTACTTTGATAGAGTATAGCTTTCCGGTTTTTTCTCGTTTATATTCTATGCGTCCGTCAACTATTTGTTTGAGGTTAAATAAGTCTATTGCGTTTATTCCGATTAGATAAAACATAAGCATGAATATGTCTTGATACTCCTTTTGATATTCTTCTCCGTTAAAGTCTCGGAGCGTGGCGAGTTGTTCCGGTCTTAGCGAGCGTTTTCTAGTTTCCTCTTTTTCGATAGCAAACTTTCTAAACGGATATAACTCCGTTTCTTCGTTATCTATCGCATAGTTAAAGACGGCTCTAATATTCCGTAGATGGATTGATATTGAATTGGTTTTCATTCCTGTATCTTTTAGCCATTTATTAAAAGATTCCAGCCATTTCTTTGTAATAGTCTCAAATGTACATGCCGGGTCGTAGGTAAGAATCTTATTCTTTGTAGCCTTATATAGTTCTATTGTATTTTCTTTCGTCTTTGTCTCTATAAACTCGTTTAGGTAGGTTACGAAAGTTTTGCAGGTTGACTCGTTTTTGATGGACTTTGAAATATAATCTTTCAAGGCTGCGTCGCTCATGCTTTTTAATTTCTGATTATTATCCAACATAACGATAAGCATTTCCACGCGATTTATAAGATTACGTATCGCTACATTTTTAGCTTTGTAGCTTTTCGCTTCTTTGCTATACTCTGTACCCGTCCACGTTCTCGGAGTAGCACAAAAATCGGTACTTATTAATATTCGGCTTTTATGTCTAATATACAACTTGATCGGGTATGTGCCGTCTTTCTTTTCTCTACGTGTGTCTAATTGATAACAAACAGTTGCCATAATAATATTGTTTTTAGTATATATACGCAAACAACGTGTCAACGGGATAGCGCGATAATTATGCGAGATGAAAATTTGCGCAAAATTTGCACCATTTTCCTTAATAATACCCGTTTATAACGCCTAAAAATGATACTTTGATCTAGATATAAGGCAATAAAAAAGCCTCTTACAAACAAGTAAGAGGCTGATAATCAGATAGTAGTGGGTACGAGAATCGAACTCGTATTACATGCGTGAGAGGCATGTGTCCTAACCGTTAGACGAACCCACCGGCATTTTATGGATTTAAAAAGAGCCAAGTCTTATAAACTTAGCTCTTTTTCTCTTGAGATTTGTTTGCGGAAGCTGGGGGATTCGAACCCCCGGTACCCTTGCGAGTACGTCAGTTTAGCAAACTGGTGGTTTCAGCCACTCACCCAAACTTCCTTGAACCCGCATTCTCTCTCAAATGCGGTGCAAATATAGGGGGAACTTTTGGACTACGCAAATCTTTTAGCAAGATTTTTTTAGTCTGTTTTTTGAAAAATCAGATAACTTGCTATGTTTCAAATGTTAAACGAATGATTTTTTTTCGATATCTTTTATTTTTTGTTACGAAGGAAAGAACTTGAAACATATTGACGGTATCTTAGTGAGATAGGGTAACTATGTCGACCGGACAGTGACGCTATATTTCAGAGCATAAAAAAAGGCTATCTATCCCAGACAGCCAATCTTTTGTTAACCTTAAATCTAATACTATGAAAAACACATTACAAAGATACGGACTTCTGGAAAATTAGCAAGTAAAGCAAGAAAAAACAGATGTTTTATAACATTGATTAAATAATTCATTCTACTATTCAATCTTTATTAAGATTTTTACTGCTTTGAATGCTATATTCCCAATATTTATCACATAGTTGCAGGTAACTTGTCTCGGCACTCTTACCTCCCAAGGAGATAGCATACATTTTTGTTTGTTTTGCTTTTGCATGTTCTATGCTTCGGGCTAACATATAATCAACGGGACGCATCTCAAAGTCGGATACGGTGATGATATCTGTTTCCATATATCCTTCTTCGCTGATTTTTCGTAAAGCGTGTGTAATAACAGGTTCCATGTCCGTTCCGCCATGAAAGGATTGACTTAGAAAGTCGCCGAGGCGGTCGAAGCTACTGCCCAAGTCAGTGATTTCGATACATTCGATATCATCAGAGAAAAGCTCCTGCCATAGAACCGGAGGTATCGAGACAAACGAAGAAAGGGCCTTCAGCCTCTTCGGAAATTTTGTTTCCTGCTATTTTCTTATCATTGATAGGTTGTTTTTCTTGTGATTGGTAGTCGATAACCTGCAATCTTTTCTCGATAAAACGTTCGAAGAAAATCGGTTGCAGACTTTTCTCGGCCAGATAGCAATATTCGAGAGGAAGAAGGCTGTTTTGGTCATTACCTTCGCAAATGCCGGTGATGTCGCTTCGTGTGGCATGAGATATAATTTGTTCGCGGTGAATACCGGCGGTCATTTTGAAACGTTTTCGGCTACTTTGATGTTTCTTTCCTAATATTTCTACTAATTCGCGGATGACGGGGTTACGTTTGATTGTTTCTTCGTATTCAAGGATTTGTTCTGCTAACTGCTTATGGTTTCGAAGCAGCCAGACAAGGCGTGAGCCGCCGCGTACCGGGAGATTCTTTGAAAGGGAGACTTGAAGATGGTAGAAATCATCACAGAGTTGGTCGATATGTTCTATCTGATAGTTAAATTCGTTGTTTGAGAGTAGTGTGTGCCTGAGCCTAATACTCTCTATTCTCTTGTTCATGGGCTATGATGCGAAGCTCGTTCCGGTAGTTCTCGATGATGCGTGCGGTTTCTCCCAGGATTCGCCTGATTTTACCTTTTGGGGAAATGTTGAGGAAAAGATGCTCCTTTGAATAGGCGGTTTCGCGTTCAGAGATCGTTTTATATTTGGCCTCCATTTGTTGTAGCAGGTCGATAACCTCTTGCAATGTAAATTCGAACGGGGTACCCTCATCCTGTTGGGCAGGTAAAGGGTCGCAGTTATCATAGCATAATAAAGGATATTCTTGATTATTGACGAAAACGGAACGTCTGCCTTTGCGAAGGGAATAGATATTCTTTTGGGCGATATTCCGGTTTTTTACGAAGTCATAGGCTTTCAGTATTTTGTTGACCGGACGGAATTTATCATGCTGAATATAAAACAGCCGATTACTGTCTTTTTTCAAAGATTGGTAATCGGAGGCAAAGATACGAGATTTCTTTGAGATAGGTTTATCGGGTACAGAGGGATTTACCTCCATAATTAGGCAATTTCCTCCGTACAAGTAGGACTTTTCAGTTTCATAGGGAAAATTCATTCTATACTTTTGTCATATCGAAAGATAAATGATATAAATAAGGACCATAAAAATAAAGGATTATGAAAACGAACGCATTCAAATACTTAGGTATAGCTTTAATGGCATTGATGATGATTAGCCTTACTTCTTGCGAAGTAGAAATTGATAGCTTTTATGATGATGATAATATCGGTGGCGGGTATTATTCCCGTTCGTCGGAATTGTGCAGTCGCACATGGATCAGTTATTACCGTGACGCAGACGGGAACCGTTGTTGTCAAGAACTGGATTTTTATTTAGACCGTACAGGGGTTGATTACATACGAGTGGAATACCGTAACGGAGATGTGGAAGTTTTTGAATATAATTTCCGGTGGAACTGGGAAAACTATGCACAAACATCTATCAGGATGTCCTACGGTCCGGGTGATGTTTCCTATCTGGATGATGTGTACCTTGGTGGAAACAGATTAAGCGGTTATCTGGACGGAAGGGATAACTTTGTGGAATATCAGGGAAGCAGGTAA